TGTTTCTCGTGCACTTAAAGCTGAGTACACAATGGAACTTGCTCAAGACCTTAAAGCAATTCATGGTTTGGATGCAGAAACAGAATTGGCCAATATGTTGTCAACTGAAATTCTTGCTGAAATTAACCGTGAAGTTGTTCGTTCACTTTACATCACGGCGGTGCCTGGTGCTCAAGTTAACACAACGACTGCTGGTACTTTCGATCTCGACACCGACTCTAATGGTCGTTGGTCGGTTGAGAAGTTCAAAGGTTTGATGTTCCAAATCGAGCGTGATGCTAATGCGATTGGTCAGCAGACTCGTCGTGGAAAAGGTAACATGATCATTTGTTCAGCTGACGTTGCTTCTGCACTTCAGATGGCTGGTGTTCTTGATTACACTCCTGCTCTTAACAATAACTTGAATGTTGACGATACATCCACCACATTTGCTGGTGTTATGAATGGTCGTTTCAAGGTATATGTTGATCCATATTCTGCTAACGTAGCTGCTAATCAGTACTATGTTGCTGGATATAAAGGTACTTCACCTTACGATGCTGGTTTCTTCTACTGCCCATACGTTCCATTGCAAATGGTTCGCGCAGTTGGTGAAAACACATTCCAACCAAAAATTGGATTTAAGACACGTTACGGAATGGCTGCTAACCCATTTGCTGCTGCCGGTGCCGCAGCTGCTGGTTTCCCAGCTTCTGGTCTTAACTCTGATGCATCTATCGATGCAAATGTTAACTCTTACTATCGCAGAGTCAAGGTCAACAATCTCATGTAAGATTGTTTTCTAATAAGAAACTTGACTACAAACTTAGAGGGTGCTTCGGCACCCTCTTTTTTTTGTTATAAATAGTAATAGTATTAGAGGTAAATAAATGGCAAGTGTAAAAAGACAACCAGATAAATTAGATTACGCAAGTCCTACTCAATTTAGGTTTGGTATTCATCAATTACCAAAAGTGGAGTTCTTTTCAACTGCCGCTACTATACCAGCAATTACTTTGTCTGATGTATTAGTACCAACTCCATTCAAATCGATTCCAATGATGGGTGATCAACTTACATATGACAACCTCTCAGTATCTTTTATAGTTGATGAATACCTTGAAAACTATTTAAGTATTCACGAATGGATGACGGCTATTGGTTTTCCTAAAAACAGAACACAATTTAGTCAATTTAAATCAAATACATCTAACACACCTTCAACTGCATCAAACTCAAGTAATGATATTGGTGATGTTCAGAAACCAACTTCTGTAAATGCACTTTTTTCTGATGCAACACTTACTATTTTATCAAACAAAAATAATCCAATCGTAAACGTATTTTTCAGAGATTTATATCCAGTTGCAATGACAGGGTTATCTTATAATCAAGGTGCAACAGATATTGAATATTTAACAGCAGAAATTACATTTGCATATCAACTTTATGAAATTGAAGTAATTAGTTGATATAAATAACTACGAGCAGAGATTTGATATGCTGGAGTATATTATCAAATCTTAGACTTAATGATCTAGTGACTACTCGTTGCAACTCACTAGGGTCAATATAAATAAAATAGAGTAATCAAACTCTGCTCATTTTTTTTAAGAAAGTATATAATGACATTAGACGAATTGAAAACACAAGCATCATCAGACCTACCTATAACTGATCAAGAACATTTAGATCAAGAATCATTTAGAAACCAAGAAATTAAATCAAAATGGCTAGACTACAAAACAAGATATGAACTTTTGCTCGTAAGAAACAAAGGTGATTATCAGAAATTGTATAGAGCTAAATGGGAATACTATGGTGGTAAATCAGATGCAAAAGTATATGCATCAAAACCCTTTGATTTAAAAGTTCTTAAAACTGATCTAGCAATGTACATAAACTCAGATGATGATATAATTGAACTTGGTGCAAAAATAAGTTATCTAGAAATTGTTATTAAATTTATTGATGGTGTTATTAAATCCATTGATAATCGTGGATGGGATGTTAGTCACGCAATTGGATGGAAGAAGTTTGAAGCTGGAATGATGTAAGATAAGAATATGATTCATTATACTAATATCAATAGAAATTTTTCTGTTCCTGATATATTGGAAGATGGTGTTATCACTGAAGAAAGTGGTAAGGTAAAAAGAAACTCAAAAGTATTTTTTATTAAAGATACTAAAACCTGTAAAGAAATATTCAACCTTATTAATAAGACAACAATAATTCAGCTTACTGATATAGAACCATTACAATATTCAGAGTATGGTGTTGGTGGTGAATATGGTTGGCATAGAGATATTCATGACAACCCATATCCAAACGGATTGGTTAGAAAAATGTCTTTTTCTACTATACTGAATGATGATTTTAAGGGTGGTGAATTTGATATTGAAACAAAAAATCCAGCTGACAAGAAAAGATATGATACGTTTGATAACAAAAAACACAACACTATAATATTTCCATCTCATATGTGGCATAGAGTAAGACCAATAAAATCTGGTGTTAGAAAATCTATAGTGGGTTGGTTACTAGGGCCCCCGTAATGAAAATATCAAAGAAGAACGAAGTTTATTTAATTTTAGAAGATTTAGAACCTCATGAAAAAGAAGAGCTTAGTTCTTTCTTTACGTTTGAAGTACCGGGCGCAAAGTTTATGCCTATGTTTCGTAATCGTGTATGGGATGGAAAGATACGTTTATTTTCTTCAGACACAGGTGAGATTTATGTAGGCCTCTTACCATACGTAAAGAAATTTTGTGACAGTAATAATATTTTATATATAATAGAAAAAGGATTAGAAAATGAACGGAATGTTGTACGTGAGGATGTTGGAGCTTACATCGAAAGTCTCAAACCAAAATCACAGGGAAAAAATCTCAAAATTCGTGATTACCAAGTTGATGCTGTCCACCATGCTTTGTCAAGAAATCGTGCTCTTCTCGTTTCTCCTACTGCTAGCGGTAAGTCATTAATAATATATTCTCTGGTTCGTTACTACCAGATGAAGGGTTTAAAAACTCTTATACTTGTTCCTACCACTTCATTAGTAGAACAGATGTACACAGACTTCAAAGATTATGGTTGGAACTCTGATAAATATTGTCAAAAAATTTATCAGGGATACACAACAAAGATTGAGAAAGATGTTGTTATATCAACATGGCAATCTATTTATAAAATGCCAAGAAAATATTTTGATCAATTTGGATGTATAATTGGTGATGAAGCACATATGTTTAAAGCAAAATCACTCACTGGTATTATGACTAAGATGCGACATTGTAAGTATAGATTCGGTCTTACAGGGACGCTAGACGGTACACAGACGCATCAATTGGTGTTAGAGGGACTATTTGGTGCAGTTGAAAAGGTAGTTACTACTAAGCAGCTTATTGATAAAAATACTCTTGCAAAATTAAAAATTAAGTGTGTAATACTCAAACATAATAAAATAAAGGAAAAAATGACTTATGCTGAAGAGATGGATTATCTTGTGTCAAAAGAATCTAGGAATAATTTTATTTTGGATTTGTGTAATACTATTAATGGTAACACTTTATGCTTATTCCAATTAGTAGAAAAACATGGTAAAATTTTATATAATGGAATGAAGGAAAAAGAAAATGTTTATTTTGTTTATGGTGGAACTGATACAGACCAGAGGGAAAAAATACGTGGGTTGGTCGAAGGCCATACTAGGTCAACAACAATTGCGAGTTATGGAACTTTTAGCACTGGTATTAATATTCGCAATATTAACAACATCGTGCTCGCAAGTCCATCTAAATCAAAAATACGAGTCTTGCAGTCTATTGGAAGAGGCTTGCGTACATCATCAACTAAAGATTCTATTTTAGTATATGATATTGCAGATGATATAAGCTATAATGAAAGAAGAAACTTTACTTTAAACCACTTTACAGAACGCCTCAATATCTATAACGAAGAACAATTTGATTATGATATAAGTAAGGTAAAATTATAATGTATAAATATAAGAGAGAGAATGATATTAGTAAGGTAAAATTATGAGTGATGAAAAAGAAGAAGATTTTGAAGTAAGTATTAGAGTGTTGGGTAATGAAATGTTGGCGCTAAAAATGGCAACAACTCAAACATCTAATAAGTGGATGTTTGCATCTATTATAACACTTGGTTTATTGATATGGGGAATTTCAATATTTGGTCCATCAATAGTTCAATTTATGAAAGGTGTAGGAGTATAATATGCACAATTCTAAAAGAAATGATACAAGTTACAAAGTTATTAAATTAACAAACGGAGAAACTATTATTGCTTCTTTGGTAGCTGATAATGAAAAAGATATAGAAATACAAAATCCTTTATTGATGAATATTATTACACAAAGAACAAGTTATGAAAGAGGAAATAATGACTCTTTAGATTTAAGTCGTTGGATTGAACCTTATACAGAACAAAAATATTTCAATATTAGAAAATCTACAATTATAACAATGGCCAACGTATCTATTGGACTAATTAAATATTATGAGTATTTCATCATGAAAATAAGTAGTTGGGAAGAAGATGAACATTTAGCTGAATCAAAATTATATAATGAAGAATTTACTGATGAAGAGATATATGATGATCTATTGGATCAGCTAGAGTTAGATAATAAACTAATACATTAACTAATACTTTAATTAATACATCAACCACTCAACATAGTTGAGTATATAGAGGTTTAGGGGTATTGTCAATTCTCTTTTTAAATAAAGATAAAATTATAAGTTCATTGACAAAAGTGTTTGGATAGTTTATATTAAGTATAATGATACTTATAAGGAGCTATAATGGTTGAGAAAAAAATAAAACCTCATTATGTAGATAATAAAGTCTTTTTGCAAGCAATGATAGATTGGCGAGAGACTTGGACTGATGATAAAAAAGAAACACTTAAACCACCAGTTTCGAATTATATTGGTGAATGTTTTCTAAAGATTGCAACACATTTAGCATATAGGCCCAACTTTATAAATTATACCTATAGAGAAGAAATGGTATCTGATGGTATTGAAAATTGTTTGCAATATGCTCAAAATTTTAATCCAGAGAAATCTTCAAATCCCTTTGCGTATTTTACACAAATAATTTACTATGCTTTTCTTAGAAGGATTGCAAAAGAAAAGAAGCAAACTCATGTTAGAAATAAATTGATAGAGACTGCAAGTTATGAATCTTGGGTGACTATGCCTGGTGATGATACTGGTTATTCTGTTCTTGGTTTTGATCCTACAGTAATGCTTCCCGATGAAGATGTTTATAAACCAAAGAAAAAGATTACAACTAACAAAAAAGGTCTAGAGAATTTTATGGATGATGATGATATCGATAAAGTAGTAGTTAGGGGCGAAGATCGTTGAAGATTGCTATTATAACTGATACGCATTTTGGAGCAAGAAATGACAATCAAAACTTTAGTGATTTTTTCTTTAAATTCTATGAAGAAGTATTCTTTCCTACATTAGTAGAAAGAGAAATAACTACCTGTATTCATATGGGTGATGTTATGGATCGTCGCAAGTATGTTTCATATAAAACAGCTACAGACTTTAGACAGGGATTTATAAATCGTTTTAAAGAACTTAATATAGATTTACATATTACTGTTGGTAACCATGATACGTATTATAAAAATACGAGTGAAGTAAATTCTATGGAAGAACTTGCTGGGTATGGTAATATATATACTGGGCCTAAAGTTGTAGAGTTTGATGGAACACCTATACTCTTAATGCCTTGGATAAACGCAAACAACTATGATGAATCTATAAAAGCATTAAATACAGCTAAAGCTAATATTCTTATGGGTCACTTAGAAATTGCTGGTTTTCCAATGAATAGTCAAGGTATGGTTTCTGATGGTGGTTGGGATAAACAAAGTTTTAAAAGATTTGAAACTGTATTCAGTGGCCACTTTCATCACAAAAATGATGATGGTCAGATATATTATCTAGGTACGCCTTATGAAATTTATTGGAATGATTGTGATGATCAAAAAGGTTTTCATATCTTTGATACTGCAACTAGAGAATTAGAACGTATCATGAATCCTTTTACATTATTTAAAAAGATTTATTATGACGATTCTCAAAATGATTACAGCAAACATGATGTTACCAAATACAAAGATCATTATGTAAAAGTTATTGTTGTAAACAAAAAAGATTTATATGGATTTGATAAATTTACAGATAAGCTTTTAAGAGCAGATTGCCATGAAGTAAAGATAATAGAAGACTTTAGTGAACTTGATGCAAGTAATGTATCAGATGACATTGTTGAAAATACAGAAGATACTATAACACTACTTGACAAGTATATTGATGAGCTTGATATTACTCTTAGTAAAGACAGACTCAAAAATACTATGAAGAGTTTATATAACGAGGCTCAGGATTTAGAACTATGACAAGGTATCAAAATAAACAATATGATGAGATTAAAAAAGAATATGGTGAGAAAGTTGCTAAGGCATATTGGAAAGAGATAAAGACAAAAGAAAGAATTGAAAAACTTGAAAAAGAATATCCTATGGATAAACCTGTAATAGATAAAGGACAAATAAGTTCACAAACGGCCGGAGTTTTTATTAACAAGAAAAAGAGAAAAGAAAGTAATTTTAGTTAATGATAACTTTTAAATATGTGCGTTTTAAGAACTTTCTTTCAACAGGTAATAACTTTACCGAAATTCAATTAGATAGAAATTCAACAACACTTATTATAGGTGAGAATGGAGCAGGAAAATCTACTGT